CGGGCCGCGGGAGTCTTTCGGCACAAGCAAAACTTGCGCTGAATGATCTACTTCGGTCACTCCTGAAAAGGAGTGATAACTATCACAAACGTGACCACCTGAAGCGCAGAAATATTCTGCGAACGGGTAGAAGTCGGTGATACGCTTCGAGACATTATGCCACTCGAACTTGGACCAGAGTTTCTCTTTAGTAGAGACGACTCCGGGACCATGGCTCGGGACAATGTCTAGAGGATCGAAAGACTCGAAAACCTTCGCAAGAAGGCGACGAGCCTCGCAGAGAATACGAGCTTGTACGTACGTCGTTGAGTGTTCATTCTCGGTTGCTAAATGCAACTGATCAATGATACTCATACGGCGACGCGCATAGTCGTGTCTTCTCATCTCAGTCTTCATCGTAACGATGAAGAATGATGTAAGGTCCGACAATTGTTGCTCGGCTTCAATGAAGTCTGCAACAACTTGTTGTTCTTGTACATCCCGATACGCGACTTTGTACTTATAAAAAGCACAAAGAATGTCGCGGATCATTCGAACGCAGTCCGCGTTCGGATTGGGAAGTAATGTTCCGTCTGAATGGAGAACTTGACTAAAAAGTTCACCGAGAAATCTCGGCAACTTCGAGCCAGCTATAGTTGAAAAACCACAGCTTCTCGCGTCTAGTTCGGTTTCTCCTGCGAGCACTTGAGTAAAGTGCTTGTCAAGGCGTGGCATCGTTTTCGTGAGAAAACTAATACCTTCCCGTCGGTACCTACGATAACACAATTTGATTGTGTTACGTAGTTGCCGTGTGTTGAACACATCTCCGAAACGCTCATGAGCGTCACAGAGAAGTGCGGCGATGAGTTCTATCTCATCTAGGCTCTTATTGTTATCCATATTGGTATAACTCCTAGAGTCGTATCCACACACCCCTGTGATACCTAAGCATCAACAAGCATTGAAACATGAAAATCGAAGAACTCGAATCCATGCTCAAAGACCCCATGGTCGGGAAGCATCAGAAACGTATCATCAGCGATGTATTACTTCTTGCGAAGTTTTACAACGCAACAGATACGGATCAGATAAACCTCGCCGCCATGGTGGCAG